AAGTAGCTATGGGTGCTGCACAGATGTCTAACATTACCCCTGGTATTGGTGTTGAAGGCTCTATGAGGGCTTATGGTTCTATGCAACAAGCGCAGAACGTTAACATGCTTCGCGGTATTGGTATTCGTATTCGTGGTGAAGACGGCAGTCTTAAGCCTATGCCGCAGATTATTGATGAGATTTGGGCTAAGTTAAATAGAGAAAAGATGGGTGGAGAACCTATCACTGTTCAAGATGTACAGATATCTCTACAGCCTGGTAATGCTCTCGCCTCTATGCTTGACCAATACTTTGGTAATGACCCGCTACTACGTAAGCAAGTTGAAGACGGCCTTATGCTTAAGGCACGAAGCGGTGGAAAGAGCTTTGCTGGAAGAGACCTAAAGAAATTAGGTGAAAAGTATGGAGCTACAACCGCTGCCGTAAGTTCTATTAGCGAACGAACCACGCAGTCTATGACTACGTTGCAACAAGTTGCTCCAACTATGGCTGCGGCTTTTACCTTTGCAAATAGAATCCTAGGATACATGAACGGATTCTTTAACTTAATTGACAGATTTGCTGGTGTACTAAAAACTATTGGTTTCTTTAGAGGTGGTACAGAAACCATGGCTACCGCTACAGGCGGCATAGCTGGGGCTGCAATGAACGCGGCGTGGGCAGGCTACCTATTAAAAAGAGAGCATGGCGGAAGCGTTGAGAACAAAACACCGTATGTTGTTGGTGAGCGTGGCCCAGAACTATTCGTACCTCACGTAGACGGGCGAATTGTTCCTAATCATGAGTTAAAGAACTACCCATTTAGAGCAGACGGCGGAGAAGTGTCTGGCAAAGACGGCCTTAATGCTAAAGGGTGGGCTACTAAATTAGCAAAGAAACTCGGAGCTAACAACCCTACTAAAGAGGCCATTGATGCCCTTGTAACTTGGATGAGGTTTGAAGGCGGCCACTGGGAGAACACTGCTCAGTATAACCCCCTTAACACAACCTTGAGAAGACAAGGTTCCTCATCTATGAATCATGTTGGAGTACAGAGCTATACCTCTTGGGACCAGGGCTTTAACGCAACTGTTGAAACACTTACTGGTAATAAAGCTAGAGAACGCGGATACACCGACATTGTAGATGCAATTAAAAAAGGTAATAAAGAAGCAATTCTTACTGCTGTAAACAACTCTGCATGGAGAACTGGTAAGACTGGTGGACACGGTGCTTATAAAGGGATGCTTGGCTCTGAAGGTGGAGACTACGGCCAGGGTCCTGGTAAAGGACCTGGTTCAAAAGAAACCGACGATGGGAAGTTCAGCATGGCAAGCTTCCTTAAGTCAACTAACCCTGGCGCAAGTCTTCTTTCTAGTTTTGTAAAAGACTTTATTAATCCAGCAGGTGCGGCAATGACCCCAGGTAGTGCTACCTATAACTACGGCGGCGTGACTATTAACCTAAGCGGAGGGGGAAGCCCAGAAGCAAACGTTGCAGCATTAAAGGCGGCACTAACCAACCAAGAAACTATCAGTAAGGCAGCGGGGTCATAATGTCAGGAAAGTCAGCAAAACCTAAAGACTTAAATAAGAAGACCGCTGCCAAAATTCAGCTGCCATCCTTTGGGGGTGGAAGCCGCGGATACTATAGAACGTACGACCAAAATGCCCTTG